AATAAAATGTAAATAAAAACGTATCGTTCAGTGACACTTTGGATTTTAAGGGATGCGTCCGGTTTATCGGGTACCGCAGACAACTTAAATGAAAAAGTAACTGGATCTCAAAAGCAACACGTCCGGTCTTTCCGGGGATCGTTAGCAGCTGAGGCGATAACCTAACTTAACTAAAGGAGGACCTCATGCCTTGGGATACAGTTCAAATCACAGAATTCAATGCCGCGTTAGATGTTCAGGAACAGCAAATGACTTCTCGTTTGCTGCCGTTTGCAAAAAGAGTCGGGATTTCTGGCGATCTTTTTGCTTATGACGGGCTCACCGAAGTACAGTCCTACCGTGCCAATGGCCGGAATCCGGATGTTCAGCCTTCTCAGGTAAATTTTACCCGTAGAAAGATGTCCCGTGAAAGAGTAGTAGTCACTCTGGAAGTCGATCAGAGGGATGTAAGAGGTATGTTATCGGATCCTAAAGGGGATCTGGCCAGGCTTTGTATTGCTGCCATCGAAAGAGAAACCGATCGTATTATATACGATGCGCTATTTGCGACCGTTTATACGGGCCGTAATTTTGCTACCAGCGTGTCCTATACTACTGACGGCGTTACTTCTGTGGATGCGACTACCGCTCTTACCTATGAAAAATTGCTCGAGATTCGCGCAAATTTCATAGACAACGAGGTAGGAAATTCCGGTTTAGTGTCGGTTGTGGTAGGTATTTCTGGCGACGAACACACTGATCTGATGAGTGAAGTCGAGCTAACTAGCAACCAATATACCTCACAGTACGCAATCCAAAATGGCGCTATCACCCAGGCTTTAGGCATGGGTTTAATTGCTTTCGGCGCTGGGGTGACTGATCCTATCCTTGAAACCGTAAGCTCTGAAAGAATATCTTTTGCATTAGCAAAAGACGGTGTTGCCCTGGGTATATCCCTCGAACGTAAGGTTGAGGTCAAAGATAACCCATTAAAGGTTGAAACGGCGATCATAAACGTGATCAAAGAGATGGGCGCGGTACGTACTCAAGGCGTTCGGGTACAGCGCGTTCGTTTAACCCCGTAATCAACTAAAAACCTAAAAGGAGGATATTACCATGGCTGTAATCAATGCGTTCGTAACCCAAAATGCTTCAAGCGTAGCCGCTGATGTAGATATCGCGGCACGTTGCGGGGGTGAAAAAGTTAAAGCCCTCTTGTTCAGTTTTGAAGTTGCCGTTGCCGACGATAATGCTTCTATTTATCGTATCGGTAAAATCCCAGGCCGCGCGATCCCTCTTAGTTTGAGGATTGCTAATGACGCAACGGCTGGGCTTACAAATCCATCCTTCGGTATTTATAAACCGTTGGAGGTTGGTGGCGCTTTGATTGATGTTGACTGCCTTATGGTGGCTACGGATCTCAATGCGGGTACGGCTACTTTGACGGAGAAATTTGCCCCGGCGATTGCGGATGTTGGCAAAGATGTATTGGATTTAGCAGCAGTAGCAGAAGCTGATAAAGACCAGTACGCATCGGTGGATGTGGCTATGACCACAGCCGCTGGTGTTAGCGCTGCGGGTACTATTTCGGGTATTTTGTTATACGTAGACGGCGTATAAGTTAGACTAATAGATCAAAGGAGGGTTTCAAATGCCTACAGCACTTAGTGATGTTGATATTTGTAATCTCTCCTTTGATCTGTTACGCCACAAAGATAAAGTTACAAGTATTGAAACACCTGCAAGTGATAGTGAAGCCCTGGCCGCCCGGTGGTACCATACTACCCGGCGGGCAGTGCTTGGTGCCTACCCTTGGAATTTCGCGCGTAAACGCGCCCTTCTTTCCTTAAACGCGATAGTCCCTATCTTTGGTTATGCCAACGCTTATAATTTACCGGATGACTATATCGCGGTAGTTTTTCTTGGTGAGAATTACAACGAGAATTATGAAAAGGAATATGCGGTTGAGGGCGCACAGATAGTGATGGATAACTCTGATGCGGCTGCACTTCAACTATGTTACATACATGATATTTTATCAGTAGCTCGGTATGATCCGCTATTTATAGAGTTATTAACCGCGGAGTTAGCCATACGGTTTGGTAATTCGATTACCGGATTGAATAAAGGGTTAAAAGAAATTTACGCCTGGAAGAAAGACTTAGACGCAAAAGCCAGGACTAAGAATGGCCGGGATAACCCGGTTAAAGTTCGGAACGTCAGTAAGATATTAAATAAAAGACGCCAAGCTACGCAAGGTGCTAATATAACAGACGGGACGCACTTATTTTCTTAAAAGGTAAATGGTAGCCAACAACGTCTATAATAATTTCGCCTCTGGCGAATTATCTCCAAACGTATGGGGGCGGGTCGACCGCCCCTTTTATTCAACAGGGCTTGAAATCTGTCGTAATTTCATCCCTATGTTGACGGGTGGCCTTTTATACCGCCCGGGTTTTGAATATGTTCATCATACTCGTCTTAATCAAAAAGCCTTCCTTATAACTTTTAAATTCAATTCCGCCCAGTCTTATACTCTTGAATTCACAGCCCTTAAAATGCGGGTGCATAAAAACGGGGGTGTGGTTCTTGAAACCGCTAAAAATATCACTGGGATAACAAAAGCCGCTCAGGGCGTGGTTACTTCAGCCACTCATGGTTTTGCCGATGGTGACGAAATCTATTTCGCCAGTGTGGTGGGAATGACTGAAGTAAACGGCCAGTTTTATATTGTTTCGGATAAAGATGCGGACACTTTTAAATTAAAAGATATCGATGGAAATTACATTAATACTACCGGCTTTACCACGTATAGTTCAGGAGGTACGGCTTTGAGGATTTATGAGATCACTACACCCTACCCGGAAGCATCTCTTTGGCAATTAAAAACCGCCCAGACGGCGGATCTTATGTATATAGTCCATTCGACTTATGCCCCTTATAAACTCACTCGTGCGGGCCACGCTAGTTGGACGTTAGCTACCTATACTCGTACTGCGGACCCCTTTACCGGGGCAAACAAATATCCCGGGGCGGTAGGTTTTTATGGCGGGCGTCTTTGGATGGGTGGTACAAATGATGACCCAGATGTATTTTGGGGTTCTATGGGCCCGGATCCAACTACCGGAATAAACAGGTATGATAATTTTACTGTAGGAACAGCTGCCTTGGATTCGGTAGTATACACGGTTTCTTCTCAAAATCTTACTGTTGATAGGATTGTTTGGTTTGGTACATCTCCGGCGTATATGGTTATTGGAACTACTGGCGGTCTTTACAAAGCGAAAGGTGGCGTCGACGGTTCAGCTATTACTCCGACAGCTATTGCCGTCAATCCGATATCGAGTTATGCTGTTGCGGATATAAGTCAGATTTTTGTTGGTAATCAGTTGATGTACATCCAGGCGGGAACCCGGACACTTAGAAGTTTTGAGTACGATTTTTTGAGTGATTCTTATTATGCTTTTGATAAGAATCTTTTGGCGGAGGATATCACTTATCCAAGTATTACACAAATCGCAGTGTCGCAAGGTCGTCCGGATATTGTTTGGGGTATACGTTCTGATGGAGTACTTTTGTCTTGTACCGTTCTTTCTAAAGAGGATGTTGCGGGATGGGCGCGGCATTATATTGGGGGGAGCGGAAAAGTTTTAAGTGTAGCAGCGGAACCCCAGGCTACTGAATTTGATAATGTGTCAATCTGTGTAGAAAGAACGATTGATGGGCACACACGTCGGTACATAGAATACATTTCAGAAGATCCCCATATCGCGGATCCTAGTGACTATTTTACTTTAAACACCGCTGAAGTAACAGATGAGTCAACGTACAGGAATTTAACTTTTGAATTACAGAAAAAATTTGTAAGGTTGGATAGTTCCCTTATTCTTGATACGACTCAAGCGGCTACTTTAACCTTATCTGCGGTATCAGGTACCGCGGTTACAGCTACCGCGGGTTCGGCTTCCTTTCTTGCGACAGACGTAGGAAAATACATTTTTATTAAATACATCACCGGCTTAGAAACGGGAGTTGCTAAGATCACGGCTTTTACAAGTACTACTATCGTAACAGTTCAGGTCACTCAAACTTTTAGCAGCACTAGCATAGTAGCTTCTGGTTGGTATTTATTATCTTCTACCGTCCGCGGTTTAGGCCATTTAGAAGGGAAGACAGTTGGTGTTTTAACCGATGGTGGTGTTCATCCTGATTGTGTGGTTACGGCTGGTGCTATTACTTTGGAATATCCCGCTAGGTATATTATTATAGGGTTAAAATATTTAGGCTACATCCGTAGTTTAGATTTAGAACTTAAAGCCGCGGCTAGTATAGGTACTTCCCAAGGGCAGTTGAAAAATATGGTGGGATTATCTCTTAAACTAAGAAACGCTATGGGCGGTTCTTATGGTTCTTCTTTAAAAGGCCTTTATGATTTACAAGAAATGAATTTTAGAAATTCATCTAAGGACTATACTGATCGCCCGCCGCTTCTCTATTCGGGTTTGAAAAAATTAACTAATTTTGATGGTTGGAGAGAAGAAAAAAGATTACATCTTGTTCAGGATCAACCTTTGCCCATGCAACTTTTATCTATGATTCCGGTATTTGACCTAGGAGAATAATATGGCACTCGGACTTTTATTATTGGCGGCTTCTTCTCTTTATAGTGGGTACGCCCAATTACAATCGTCAAAGAATCAGGCTAAACTCACTGAGTTAAACGGTCAGGCCCTACAAGATGACGCGGATCATAAGGCGCTTGTCTTTTTAGATGAGGGTTATCGTTTACGACAACAGCAAGCGATGGATTATATCGGGGCGGGTGTAGAGATTATGGGGACTCCGCTTTTAGTGATGCTCGAAACAAAACGTAGGACTGAAGTTGCGGCGGCGAGTATCGTAAGAACAGGTAAGAATGAAAATGTGATATCACAAGCTAACGCTAGTGCTATGAGAAGTACCGGTCGTTCGAGTATGATATCTTCTCTGCTTACCGCTGGCGGTCAACTTTTATCTTACAAGTAATGAGGGAGAAAACTGATGAATAGACGTGCAGTAATAGAAGAAAGTAAACTAAGTCTTTCTCCGTCAGCCGTAGGCACTCCCCAGGCTGATCAGAGTGGCCAGATTTTAGCCGAGGGGGTTCAAAATTTTGCTAAAGGATTAATGGTCCGGGAAGATAAAGTAAATACTCTTGCAGCTACAGCCAGATACGGGGATTTTAATGCCGCATATACCCGGAATAAGGCGGATCTTCAACTACAGTATAAGGATAATCCCGCAGGTTATGATGGTGCGGTAAAAGCGATGAGTGGTAAGTTGGTAGCGGAACATGCCAAAACATTAAGTGTTGGGGTGGCTCAGAAATTTCGTGAGATTGTTTTTCCGATGTTAGACCGGGATCGGGACAACACTATTAATTGGTCTATCCAGCAAGAGAAGGATAACGTATTAGGTAGTATTACTAAGTCTTACGGAGATGTAGAATTAGACGCTGAAGCTCAGATAAGCCCTCAAGGATTAGCGCAATCGCTGGGGTATTTAGAATTCGTTCATAATCAATCGGCGCATTTTTTAAATACCTCAGTTAATCTCCAGTTAAAAACTAAAACTCGCGCGGCAGCAATTGATAACAGTATGCAGTCCCGGATCTTGGATAACCCAGGTTTATTATTTGGGGATCTTGATCGGGGGGTGTACGATAATATGCTTACACCTGGGGAAGTTAAAAAGTACCAGGCTCAAGCTCACGACGCCCAAATAAATAGGATCCCGCGAGCGCAATACCAAGCATTTAAAACAGCCTCGGTTGCTTTATCTGAAGCGGTTGAAGGTGTGCAAAACGGCACATTATCGGTTGGCGAGATTAGTCGGACGATAGCGACTTATAAGTTACATGCGGGTGAGAAGTATCCGGATGGCTCCCCAGTAATTCCGGACGAACTTATTTCGGGTTTGGAATCGCTTAGACAGGCATCTCTTAGGAATATCCCCCTCCCGAAGATTGAAAGAGATATGAATGCTAAAGTCGCTCTCGCCGAATTTGACACTCGTTGGGATGCATTTCAGACGGATCGTACAAATCGGGGTTCGGTAAAAGGAGCCCGGGAAGAAACGCTTTTGTACGCTCAACTTCTTAATATGTATCAGAACGGTACCATTCCGCCGGATGAGTTTCAGAAAAAGAAAAACATTATGGATACGAAGATTGTTTCCCGAACAGGAAACAAATTAGCAGGGATGCCTTTAGAAGAAGCTTTTAAAAAAGCCGCCGGTACGCATCCGCTTTTTACTTTTCTTAATGATGACGATCTTTATACCGCGGGCTACACTATGATAACCGAACAAGTCAATCGGGATAAGAGTTTATCTCCGGAACAAAAAGCTAAATACAAGGATCAATATTTTCTAACGTATCTTCAAGAGGTGGCCAAGTACCCGGCGGATCAAATTAATAAGATGCAGAATCCTATGACAGTTGCTACGCATATACTGCACGGGAAATCCGGTGAGCCAGGACTTTTTAAGCGTATGATAGTATACGCGCACCCTGAAACAAAGGAACCTTTAATCTACGGCCAGGTCACTACAAGACACGGGCAGACCAAGGTTTTTCTTGGGCTTGATGATAAAGGTCTGCCTAGGTGGGGGACTCCTAAAAACACTCTTGAAGGTTTGGAAAACAGATAATGCCTAATTTTGAGGATCAGTTTGATGTTGAAGTTGAATCACCACAAGGTACATTACCCCCTTCCTCGCCGAAACAGGCGATGCAAGTGTTGGATGATGAAGAAAGTACTCTGCTCTATACCGGTAAGAGTATTGATCTAAATCAATACAAAGCTAAACACCACCTCGCCCCCTACGCCCTTCAAACTTTTACTGATGGGATTATCAATATGGTGGTTGATGTTCCCGCAACGTACACCGCTTTTGTAGGCAAATCAATGGATGATCTTTCTGCCCCGGATGCAACGTTAAAAATGGTCGAGGAGTTAGGTTCTTCTATTGCGGTATATAAAATTAGTCAGTTTATTGGTTTAACCCCCGGCCCCACAAAACTCGAAACTCTTGGCGGGGCGGTGGGAGAATCTTCTTGGGAAACTCGCGTAGGCGAAAAGATGCGGAATTTTGGTTTGGCCCTCCGGCATAAACTTTCTTTGGACGAGCAAGCTTTAGAACCGGCTAATTTTGGAGAGCAAACTACCGCGGTATTAGCAAGCGGGGCGTCATCTATGTTAGGCACGATTGGTGCTTGGATGGCAGGTGGCCCAGCAGGTGCGTTTGCTTTTAGTTTTGTCCAAGAAAAAGCCATAATGACCCGGGAATTAATGGATGCCGGGTATAGCGTAGATTTTATTGACAAAATAAGTACCGCATACGCGGGACCAGTTGCCGGTCTTGATGTCGCTTCTTTAGGTTGGTTGGGTAAATTAGCGCGGCCTTTAGTGGTTCAATCGGTTAAGAATACCGTAACTCGCTCGTTATTAAAAGCATCTTTAAGTAAAGTGGGTCAGGTTGTGGTTAAGGGTGCGGAAGGATATGCTGTTGAAGGTGGAACAGAAGTCCTCCAGAACAAAATTCAACGTCAATTCGAAACACAACTCGGTCTTAAACAACCGGATTTCCAGAAAGATTTAACCGAAGATGTAGCGGTCTTTATCGGCGCGGGTTTTATAGGTGGTGTGGCGGGCGCCGCGGGGCAGTTATCAATGCGCCGGGAGCATATCACTGGACTCGCGGAGAAGTTTCCTAATATCGAACGCAGTGAGATAGCCAAGGTATATGATGAGTCGGTGTTACGTTCGAATGAGATGGTCTATGATGAGCTTATCCAGCAGACTAATGTCCAATCTCAGATGGACAGCCTCGAAAAAGCTTTCGCTAAAATTGACGGCCGGACTACCGAAGTCCAGGCGGAAGGTGTGGTTGAACCTTTAAACGCCCAGGGCTTTACTGCTACATCGGATCTTATTGATGGAGAAGGTATTTTAGTTGATGCTAAAACCAAAGAACTTCAGACTCAAGTTAAAGATTTAACTAAGAGTCGTGATCAGCTGAATCAGCAGATAATTGAACAAGCCCCCGGAAAAAACGCTGAGGAAGTCACTAAATTAAAAGTTAAACTGGACGAGATCAACGTACGGTTAGAAAACGCCCAGGCGCAGTATAAACAGGCGGTAGCTGGTAACCCTAAACTCCAGGCACTCCACGATAAACTTAACCTCGCCAATACCGAATTACAATCAATCACTGATGATAACGAACGCGCGGCTATGGCCAGGGAACAGCAAATTTACATGGCTGCTGAACCCGAAGGGGGGAACCTATATTCTATTATTCTTCAAGAAGGTGGAATAGCGCCTTATAAAAAAGGCACCCCGGGTGAGTTACGTGAGGAGTATAAGAATCTCCCGCAGGGTATCAAGAATAAAAATGGTCTGCCTTTAGATGAGATTGCAGATATCTTAAAAAACAAATACCCGAATCTAGGGATTACTGATGAAGCTAGTTTGTTAAATGTACTATCGAAAGAAAAAACCCGCCGGATGATAGGTGAGCCTTCAGGTCCTAAGCGTACATCTAAAGAGAATATCCAGAAACTTCAAGCTCAAATTGATGCCTTAGAAACACGGATTGAAGGCGCCGGGAGCCCGGAAGAAGCGGTTAAGATTGCCGAACAAAAAGTTGAGAAAATACAAAGTGTTTTGGTTTCTACTTTTGAACAACTACTCCAATTAGAAGTTCAGGCTGAGGCTTTAAAAAACAATCCTGATTTAGCTTTAGGGAAGAAATTACTCGAGGAAGAAAAATCTCGCCTTCAGAAACAAGCGGAATACCTCACTGAGAAGATTCTAGCAGCGGAACAACAGGCAGAAGCTTTCCGCCAAGGTACCGCGCGGGTAACCGGTAAGGTATCTTTAAACGCATCTCAAGTCCGGCAGATGGCTTTCCAGAACCTCCGGAATACCCTACAGGCCTATAAAGCGGGTGTCAAAGTCACGGAACAGTCATTTAAAGCCATCCAGAAGTCATTCTTAGCGCTCTTAAATGAGATCAAGTTCTCAAATAAGGCAAAGACACGCTTATTGAGAAAGGTCCTCACAGTGAGGTCGGCAGCGCAATTTAACGCTAAGATAGGGCCTATTGTGGACGGCATCAATACGATCTTGCGCGGAGAGCAAGTCAACAACCTCCAAAAGCTCGGGAAACGGGTTTTAGATAAGATGATGCCCGACCAACAAAACGTTTCTCCGCAAGCCCAACTTTTTGCGGAGCATCTTCAAAGAGTGTTCAGGGAGGATGTACCTTTGAATCAGGATCCAAATTCATCCGATACGGTGGAATTGGCTAAAGCCATGGTAGAGCAAGCGGTCTACGATCTTAAAAATTCAGGCGATGACGTTGGCGCGGCTAAACGTTCTTATCAGGTTCTCCAAGGCTTTTATAAAGATTCGTTGCAAACCTTTTCGGATATTAAAGCCCGGAAAGAATCGACTGCCGAGCGGTTAAGTAACCAGGCGATCCAGGCGATAAGTGGCGGAGTTGAATTAAATATCACAAAAGAATCTCTCGATGCGGTAAGGCAACTTGCAAAACGATCAGCTAAGGCGGGGATAAGTTTTAGTCCTTATGACGTATCTTTCTTATCTATCTTAGATAGTTTAGATAAAAAATCCGGGCGGCCTTACATGCAAGGTTCTATGGTTCAGGAGTTTCATCCCGGGAAACCTTACAAGGCTTGGATGGTGTGGACCAGTAAAGCCAGGGATATGATAGATGGGAAATGCCAGGAGATCTATGGAAAGAATTCAGAAAAGATCTGGGGCGATAGTATCGGGAACGATTTTCTAGATGTCCAATTAGCCGATACAACTACTTCTGAGGGAACAGTGGTTCCGGGGGTAAAGCAGAATATACCCAAGGCCGCGGCTATGTCTTTATGGCTGATGGCCAAAATGCCCTCAATCCGGGAAAGCCTTATTAAGGGTATGGGTATTAACGAAACCTGGCTTACGGAATTTGAGCAAGGGGATAATGTAAATTTTTCGGAAAAGGATTACCAATGGATGCAATCGATACGTGAAACTTTAGATTGGTATGCGGATCAGATAGCACCTGTTTATGAACGAATAACCGGTAGGCCTTTCCGTAAGGTGGATAATTATTTTATGGTTCAAAGATATATGGCCAAGTCTTTAGAAGAAGGTGGGGGTGCCAATACCATGTCCGCGCTTGAAACAATGCTAGGAGAAGGTTTTGAGCAAGCCAGCGTTGCGGATTCAACACATTTTAAACAGAGAACAAAGAGTAAGTTATTTTTTCAAGTCCCGGATATTTATCAGGCTTTATCCAGGTATGCCATGGATATGAATCATTTCTTAGGGTATGCGGAGTATGTCACTAAATTAAAAAACACTTTCCAAAACCAAGAAGTTAAAAAATTGATGGGCCTTCATTTACCTGCTGGTGTACCTCCGATCATAGATTCGTTTATCAAGAATCTGACAGACGGCGGGAATATGAGGTCTGTAGACCGGGAGGCGATGTCTAAAACTTTCCGGCTTTTAAGCTGGTATGCCCGGAATCAGGTTTCGTCTTTAAAGAATTTGCCGCGACAATTTTCGGCGATCTCGGCGTTTACTCAGTACCAAGGAATCGGGGCGTATGAATTAGCATCCGCGGCTATGGATCTTCCCCGGGCGGCTAAGTCTGGAGAGTTAGCGGGGTTCCTCGATACAAGTTATATGCGTCTACGTTTTGAGGGGATGTATGAATTTGCTGTTCAGTATGCCAAGGATATCGCGCACGCGGAACATTTTAGTACTTTTAAAGACAATAGTGTTTTGGGTCCTTTACGCCGGGCGGTAACATCTAAAACTTTTAATGACCTTATGACAGCATCCGCTAGGTACGGCGATCGCTGGGCTTCAGTTGTTGGGGGTTGGGCGGTGTACCAAAAGACTTTAAAAGAAACAGGTAACGTGAATGTCGCGATAGATAAGGCAATCAATTCAGTAGAAGAAACCCAGCAGTCCATGGATCCCGGGAGATTACCTGTTGCGTTTAGTAAGACGGATTTAGTAAATCGGCTTCTTACGGTTTTCCAACGTACCCCGACAATTTTTTATGACCAGTATATTCGGATGCAAAAAGCTTATTGGGCAAGCGGTCAGGAAGGTGTTGAAGGGGTTAAAAATATATTGGGGAAACCTTCTCGTATGACAACCCCGCAGTATATTCGTGCGATGGTGACATGGCATATATGGGTCCCGATTTTTGAAGCTACGGTGACTTCCTGGGCTAATCCTTTTGATGATGATAATAAATGGGCGACAGGAACCGCGATGTTAGCGGGTCCTTTTGCCATGCACATACTTTTAGGGCGTTTTATTTCTAGTCTTACTATGGATGTGGTCAATCATTTATCCGGGGGAGAAGCCGCGATTCCCGGATATTTAAAGGATATTAATAACCGGACTCTTTTAGAGTCTTTTGCTAGCGAGGTTCAAAAAGCAGTAAAAACGTCTTTAGCTATGCTTGATCAGCCGGATGTGGATATGATGTGGGATTGGATCCGGGCGGTAGGTCAAGCGGGTGACGTAGCATCCCCGGTACCTAGCGGCTGGGCGACAAATATAGCCTATGGCATCTATGAGTTATTTACCGGGGAAGGAATCGACGGGATTAAGAATATTATTGGTATACCTCAATCGCAGATAAAATGAGTGGACGGAATAGATTTTATATGATATATCAAATCAGGAGGCCAAAATGAGTGTTAGCGTAGCGTATGCCCCCGTCCGTGAGGCGGGTAATGGTACAAAAGTAGCTTTTACTTTTACTTTTAAAATCTTTAACAAGACGGATTTAGTGGTCAGTAAATTAGTCCGTGCTACAAATGCCGAAACACTTATGACCGTCGATACAGATTATACTGTCACGATCAATCCGACGACTGAGGGTGGAACGGTGACGTATGCTGTGGCACCGACAGCGCTTCAGGATTCTTATATCCGGCGGACAATGACCCTTACTCAACCTGCCGATATTCCTACCAATAATCTTTTCCGTGAAGTACAGATTGAAAATGCCTTAGATAAAAATGTTATGATCGATCAACAGCAGCAGGTTTTGATCGACCGCAGCGTGAAATTACCTGAAGTTACTACAGGGGTGTCCGTGGTTCTTCCGGTTCCGGTTTCCAAAAAAGCTTTACGTTGGAATAACACGGCAACAGCGTTGATAAATTCTACCGACAATTTTGATGATATAATTACAAATGCCGTGGCTGCTAAAGATGCCGCGGTTATTGCGCAGACTGCGGCAGAGTTGGCTGAAACCCATGCCGAGACGGCGGAAACTAATGCCGAAACCGCCGAGACCAATGCCGAAACGGCCCAGACCGGCGCTCAGACCGCTCAGGGTTTAGCGGAAACTGCACAAACTGCGGCAGAACTGGCGGAGACACATGCCGAAACCGCTGAAACCAATGCTGAAACCGCAGAGACCAATGCCGAGACTGCTCAGGGATTAGCAGAAACCGCAAGAAATGCAGCGCAGACAGCACAAGGTTTAGCGGAGACCGCTGAGACAAACGCAGAGACTGCTGAAACCAATGCCGAGACAGCACAAGGTTTAGCCGAGGATGCTAAGGATGCCGCAGATGCGGACGTGGTTTTGACTCACGCTGATGTTGTATTAACCCACGCGGACGTAGTCTTAACTCATGCCGACGTGATAACAGCAGCAGCTCAGGCGGCGGCACTCAAAGGAACCTCAACCACCTCCTTGGCAATCGCCACAGGTTCCAAAACTTTCGTCACCCAAGCGGGTAAGCAATTCGCAGCCGGGCAGTTTGTGTTGATAGTCAGCGATGCCAACTCCGCTAATTGGATGCACGGCCAGGTCACCTCTTATTCCACGACATCGCTCGTAGTAAATGTGATCACCGTAGGTGGAAGCGGAACATTAGCCGACTGGACTATCACCGTATCCGGAATAAAAGGCGCAACCGGCGCAACAGGCCCCACAGGTTCAATTCCTATCGCAACGGCAGCCGGAGCAGCCGACGCCATCACCGCAGACTACACTCCGGACTTAACTTTAACAGATTTAGTATTATGCGCATTCATCGCCACAGCAGCCAACGCCACGACCACTCCTACATTTGCACCGGACGGACTGACAGCTCATACCATAGTCAAGAAAGGTGGTTCGGCTCTGGTAGCGGGGGACATTCCAGGGGCAGGTGCGGTCTGCATCGTGGAATACAACCTGGCAGGGACGAGGTGGGAGTTATTGAATCCTGCTTCGGGAATGCAATACGGCGATGCTCGGACTAAAGTAGTAAATTTTACTATAGACTTATCCACCACCGGAACACAGGCAGTCACAGGACTTGGATTCCAACCTAAAGCCCTATTTTTTATGGGTGCTTATGCAACTGCGTCTGCGGCTTTACAGTTCACGATGTGTTTATACGATGCGGGTGCGGGTGGTCGTATATGGGACCCTGCCGGAGGGGCAACAGACGCTTTCGCTTCGGATAATACATCTGGTTTTATGGGACGAACAGGAGCCGGTGATTATAACGAGGTAAATGTAACCTCGCTTGATAGCGGAGGATTCACACTCACTAAAAATAAAACCGGTTCGCCCACAGGAACGTTTAATATGCAGTGCATAGCATTCAGATAAGGAGAAAAAACTATGAGAAAAATCTATTACAGCAAATCGCTCAATCACACGGTAGAGGATATCCTTGCCGTAACTCCGGAGGCAGAAATTAGAGACAAGCAATTCCACAATGCCTCCGATGTCCAGATTATAACGATTGACGAGAGGACGGAGGGT